TCAAATATTTTAGCACTTGTTACAGCACCGTCTTTTATTTTATGTGTTTGTATTGTTTGATTCTGTTCTTCTTGTGCAGCAAACAATAACTGCTCATGGTTATTATTAAGATCAGCTGCCTTGACTGATGACCCTGCTGTATATGTAGCTTTTGGAACTTCTACATTTGTATCACGAAAGATACGTATAAGTTGTCCGCTAGTTGGTATGTTGCCTGATGTAAAAACTACATTACCACCACCTGTAGTAGTGTAGCCTGTAATATTGTAGTGTGTGCCGGATGATTTTACGACACCATCTACTTCAACTTTAACATCAGACTCTTGAATAGAAGGGAAAGTAAACTGCCTAGTTGCATTACCATCCCCTGTAAAATCTGCGAATGTTGTTGCCATTTATTTAGGTATGTTGAGTATGTTACGGGTTTGGGTTTTCTTTTGCAGTTTTCTAACTCTCTTAAGTCTTTCTTCTTCCATCAGCTCTATAGCTTCTTGGTTAGATGATAACTGAGCCCACGCTCTGCGACGTGCCCGTTGAAATAATCTATCTATTATTATATTATGGTAGTAATCTCTAGCATCGTACTGAGCACGCTTACCAGCTCTGATATCAGCATACATCTGTTCCATAGATGCTATAATCTTAGGGTCGACTGCTAACTTATCTAGCTCACGTTCTAGGTTTTGTTCACCTATAAGTCTTTGAAACTCAGATCTGACTCTTGGATTGTCAGTTAGATTTGTACTGTCAGGTGCATAATATGTAGACATACGTAAGTCATAACCACTATTAAACAAAAAGTTTCTACCAACACTTTGATCTAAGTTAAGACTAATCGGACTAACAGCGTTGTAAGCTCTAGTCAAAAAGTCCCAATCTTTCAAAGGTTTACCGTTTAGCATATCATACTTAATAGGTAGCTGATTGTTTCCAGCTAAACGTTCTGTAATTAGGTTACGGTTACGTATAGACTGGTCAATACCAGATCCAATTTCACGCATGTATGGTGTAAATAATCTACCCATTTCGTTACGCAAACCGGCAAGAGGTACAATGTTATTACCTAGTCCGGCTACAATTCTGTCAAACTGACCGGGGCGACCGGCAAACAAATCAACAAATGACTGTATACCAGCTAAGTATGATTTACTTGTAACAGCTTGTGCAATAACCAATGAGATTTTTTGTAGTTCTGATTCTGTCCACTCTTCACCCATAAGTTCGCTTGCATCACCTACGTCAGCGATTGTAGACATAATTAAGTTAAACGGTTCAAAGTTATCATAACCAACCCGTACAGCACCTAGCTTTATTGTTCTTGGTTCCCATTTACCATCTATCCACATCTGTCTTTTTGACCTATCTACTGGGCCGTTACCGTTAAGATCACCACGCATCCATGCCATAGTTGCCATAAATGTTACAGCAGAGCCTATCGCCAATCGGCCTGTTTGTAGAGCCTTGGCGTTAGCTAGTTCTTCTGGTGTAAATATACCATACTTAGATACAGACTCTAAGTTATTAGGATTAGCAAGTGCTATGTCGTTAAACTCTTTAACTAAAAAGTTAAATCCGGGTGTATACTTACCTGTCAATGCAAGACCGTTTACACCAGTTCTAGCAAACAAAAAGAATGGTTTGGCTAGTGGTGTAGCTGTAAATACATCGTTTAGACCTTTTGCAAAGCCTGTAAGTTCTTGTGTAAGTGTAACCTCTTTACGTGCAAACGCAGTAGCTTCGTCTGATATATTACCGGCAGAGTCAAATACTTGTGCATAAAAATCATCTTCGTATGCTTGCATTAACTTTTTGTTAATCTGTGGTGTCTGTATTCCGTTACTTTGTAGCTCCATAACTCTACGCATAGCTTTCTCACGCATCTTAGCACGGCCAAGAATATATGCAAAAGCATCATCAGTTGCTGCCATAATCTTTGTAGAGTATGTCAGAAAGTTACTATCATTTAAGTTACGTGCTACGTTAGCAAGACGAAATGCAGCTGTATCTCCAGCTGTAGCTCTACCACTATCTTCTGCCCATCTACGTATAAGTTCCCAGTTTTGATCGCCACGACTAAACTCAGAGTATCTGGTTTTGATTGTAGCTAGATCACCTTTCCAGTATGAATTTAATTTAGTTCTAAATAATGTAAAGGATTCTGGTATAGCTTCTATCATACCATTAACTGCTGCTAAGCTAGATCGTAGTGTAGCTGCGTCACCATCAAATGGATAACGTACAACAGCACCAAGAGCTGTAGATAACGGTCTTAAGAATGTAGCCGCAGATGTACCCATAATCGCTCTTATAGGAGTCTTAGGGCCACTTAGGACACTATTGGTCATAACACCCTCAAGCTCTCTTATAAGGGCTCCTGTACGGTCAATATCGTTTTTATTTAGTTTACCACCTTTGATAACTGTTCTTGCCCACTGGTCAAAATCTTCTAATGTATTTACGTCATCCATAATAGAAAACGCTTCGATAATTGCATTGACCATATCATCGTCTGCATTATCTTTAGAGATTTTAAGTATAGACATAATAGACTCTTTTGCATCCGCTATGTCAGCTTGTACTGCTTCGTCTATAGTTTTCTTTGTTTTCTTACCGGCTGCTAGTGCTCTAAATGAGTCAGACTTGACAAATCTAGCTTTCTTTGTTTGATATAATGCAGTAAGCATAGTATCTACAATCTGTTTAGCTGGCCCATCTACATCTGTAATATCGACTAAATCAGATATTTCACGTGCAGCTATACCTGTATCTCTAAGCTGTTTCATCAAAGAACCTATAACTAAGTCAGCTATAACTACGTTCTTGGATGTCCATATTTCTTGACCATCTACTACATCGTTAGTTTCAAACAACTCTTTTAGATATTCTTGTGGTGACATATCAACAGCATTTCTACCCTGAGTAATACGTTGATGACCTTCAATAGATTCTCTAAATGTAGCAGCAAGTGTGGCTCTATCACCTTTTGCTTTTTCTAGTTCTTTTGCAAACTTGTCACTACTCATTAGTGTTTTCATAATGCGTTCTACTGTCGCATCATCTGTAGCACCTTCTTGTGCAATACGCTCACGTTCTAGTGGTCTAGTTACGGAGCCAGTAGAACCTTCTTCTTGACCCCACTCTTTACGAGTTCTAGATAGCTGTTCACGAGCTACTTGTGGATCAACCTCGGATGTGTGCGCCCCTTGGTGTGGTTCAGCTATAGGTGCATTTTTGTCAGCTCTGAACTCAGCTTCTCCTTTACGGAGCTGTGCTACACCAGCTTCTACTGTCTGATCTTTGATACTTTTGTTACGTTTTGCAATCTGATCTACAACTTGAGTGCTGCCTTTTTTGAGTGCATACGCCATACCATCAAAGAATAGACCTATGCCCATACCTTCTACAATGTTTTTTATTTTCATTGTAACAGGAGAGTCAGTATCTTTTGTAGATATAATTGTGTCAGCCCAACCGTATCTGTCACGTAACGCTCCTAGTGCGTTCTGTTCATCTGACTCTTTAGATATAAGGTCAGACGCAGCTCCAACAGCCAAGCCTCTTACGGCATTAGCTTTTGTTAGTGCTACAAGTCCAGCTGGTATACTTACAATTCCTGTAGCTGCTGCACCTTTTGCTGCTAGTATTGTGCCAGCTGCAAGAGATCCAAAGTGTACTAGACCTCTTAGCTGTTTACCCCACCATGTTTTGGTTTCTATAGGGTTATCGTATGAGTCAAACGGTGTCCAATCTGGTTTATATGTACCAGTTGCTTCTCGTTGCTCTTGCATCTCACCTGATAATGCGTCAACTGTACGCTCAGGAAAAGTTGCGATAGAGGATGCAGTGTCTTGTAAACCACCTGATAAGATGGACTGACCCTCTTTTATAAAAGCTTTAGCACCCCATGTTTCAGAGTTTCTAGGATCTTCTTGTTGTGCTAATGCTTGCTCTTCTTTCTGTGTGGCCTCTTGTTCTACTGCTTGTTTCTGAGCATCTTTTTCTTCAAGTTCTTTTAGATACTCTTCCATCTTGTCAGCAGCAAGATCTAAGCCTTCACGATCTATATAGGAATCAGTCATCTACCTCTTCTAAATGTACCAGTGTCTCTCTTAAGTTGATCCTCTGCTCTTTGCTGCCCTATCTTACCTTTCTTAGCTAGGCGTTCTTTTTCAAGATCGCTAATTAATATCTTAGCAACTTCAGCCTCGAGGTTTTGGAACTGTGCAAAGTAGTTTTGTGTCAAGTTAGGAAATGCTGTATTTACAGCTTCTATTTCTTCTTGAGTAAGTTTGAGAAGCTTACCAAACTCTTTTGTTTCTTCTGTAATTGCACCACGTATTGCGTTTGATTTACGATTAGCGTTCATATTCATCAAACTTATAACAGCAAAACTTTGTGCATCTTCATTAAATGGTTTATTGTAATCTATCAATCCAAGTCTATCTAAGTCAAGAATCATGTCAGTTGACATATTGTACATACCAAAGTTGTCTGACCCGGCTTTAGCTAACTCAACAACTTGCCGACCATCTAGACTATTTAGATTTTGTCTAATAGAACTATTACCACTACGGTTAAACTCAAACTGATTAGCATTTTGACCACCACGTTTTTCTTGTAACATGGTTAGATATTCTGCAAAATTCTGTTGCTCGCCTGTACGCATATTACGAAATGCTTTTTGCTCGCTAGGAAAGGTCTTCATATCATTTTCTTTTCTGAAGTCCTGTAGTATCTTAGCATAAGGATCAGCTAACTTAGTCTTAGGATCATATAGACCTAAAGTAGTAGCACGATCATATATAGCTTCTGTACCACTTAATATTCTAAAGCCACCTTTACCATCAGGCACACGAATACGTAAAGCTTTGTAGTATTGTTTTAGCTCAGGATGTCTAGCACCACCAGTATCAACAAAATCAAACAACTTATCTACTGGTTCAGACTTAAACGCTTCTGGTTTTTTAAATAGCTCAGGACTTTTTTTAAGTTGTCTACGTAATGCTATTACATCACCTACACCAGCATCAGTTAATTTTTTTATTTTTGTTGTACCATCAACGTACTCTTGATAGTCTTTTTCTAGTTCTGCAAGTATTTCATCTCTTCTATTTTCATACGTTATAGTTCCACGACCTTCGGCTACTTCAAAAAGATCTAAGTTTTTACCATCTGGCCCATTGAACTTTTCTCTAAAGGCAGCTTTGATTGATTCTGCTACACGTATATCTATATCTGTTAGCTTACCTGTATCTCCAGATTCTGTTTCTTTTCTAGCAACAAGCTTGTCAATCAGCTTATCGGTTTCATTATGTTTGGCTGCATACTTATCAGCAGCTAATACATTTTTATCTCTTGAACCACCTGTATGTGTCTCTTTTAGTCCACTTAACATAACAGCTGGTATCTCAGTTTGACCGGGTATGAAGAATGACTGTTGCTGAAATTCATTTATAAGGCCACCTATCTGTGACTCTTCTAGTCCGATAATACCTCTTTTCTTGTTTTCCTGTATAAGTGGTATAACGTTTTTGTTTACAAAGTTATTTGACTCTATGATGTTTTGAGCATCTTGATTATTTACAGCTTCTTTTTCTACATTTGTAATAATCTTAGATAGTCTGTTGATTCTACCCTGTACTCTTGCAGCAAAAGCTGTACCGTCAGTCTGCTGTTCTAGATATGTTTCATAGTTTGCATACTCTTTACCGTTCTGGTCATAGTACTCTAAGTTCTGGTATATCTCTCTAGCTTCCATCGGTAGTATCTCACCGTCTTTGACTAGCTGTCCGATACGATCATAGACATAATCTGTTGCCTTAGCTCTATCACCGTTAAATCTTTCTTCTGCTACCTGATGAACAACACCAGCGTCTTTATAGAATGTAGAGTCACTTCTTGTACCCTCTCTAGTCAGAATATTTGCACCCTTAACACTTTCAATAATTCTATTGTCAAGTATCTTTTGTTGATCTGTTAAAACCTTTTCTCGTAAGTTTGCACCCCAACTTCTGCGTTCTGCTTCTATATCATTGATAAGTGGTTTTGCTACATCTTTAATAAATAGGCGTATAAATCTAGGATTAGTAGGATCTCTACCATTAGCTAGTTCATTATACGCAACAGTTCTGATAAAAGAAAATAATGCTTTGTTTGCATTGTCTACAAACTCAACGTCAGTAGTAGAATCTAGTGTACCATTACTGTTAATAGCATCTCTTAATGCAGCCCTTCTTTCAAGGTAATACTTATTATTTTGTCTAAACGTGCCGTCTAACTCTTCTTCAGAAACAATACCCCCTAGTAACTCCGCTTCTTCTATTGCGTTTAGATCATCAAAATATATACCACCTTTTGCCTTAGCTTCAGATAGCTGGTACTGGTTTCTTGCTTCATTAAACTCTTCGCTAGCTGCACCAAACTTATCAAAAATTTGATCTGTTAAAACTTTACTTAACTCTTCAGCTTCTGCTGCTCTACGTTTTTTTACAATATCGCCAACGTCACCTATAATACTCGATATTGCATTAAGTCTCTTATCAAACTTACTAGCTGCTAACTCTTCGAGTTCAACCATTTGGTCAAAGAACTGCTTGGTATCTTTGATGTTGTCGTCTATTTCCTTATTGACTGACTCAGTCATGTCAGCTTCTGTATTTAAGTAATTAGTGTTACTTATATCAGGAACTTGATCTCGTGGCGTACCAACGACGTTCTGAAATGATGATGTCATTATGCTTTAAATCCTGAGTAAATACTTGCTACAGAGCTTGCTATCTGTAAAGCACCTGTTAATCTATCTGTAGGTGGCATCATTACAGGAGCACCATATGCAGCTGGTATGCCTAGCTTTTCTCTAGCTCTGGCGTTTGCGGCTTGAAACTTACGTGTAGCTCCTGTTTGAGCATACGCCATGTTTCTACCAAAGTTATTTGCTGTTATATTTTCTATCTCTCCTTGTTGTCTCAGCAAGTTTCTGTACTGAGCTCTACCAAATCTGCGACTTCTACCGCCTTCATTTACTTTTTTACCAGCAAAGTATTTGGCAACGAGTGCTTGGTTTCTAAGACGACCCTTACCTTGAGTATATACAGCTCTAACATAAGCGTCACTAAGGTCACGACTGTAACCTACAACATTTCTATTTTGGGCTCTTTGTAAGCTGGTTTCTTTGTTGAAGAATTGTAGTTTCTTCTGTGCAAAGATAGCATCTTTTTCACGAGCTCGTTGCTTGGCAGCTCTTCTAGCTCCAGCATTAGCGTCTACGCACACGGCAAAATTCTATAAAAGGTATACTATTTGGCCCATGCTCATACTTACGTAAGAACTTGAAGCCTAGAAACTTTAACAATCTAAGATGTGCTTTGTTTCTACTATCAACTATATTCCAAAGGAGAGACTCAGGACGGCTATCGACATACCGTTTGGCCTCTCTTGCGAATGTAATTGGGTATCGGTGTATATCAGGAGTGCAGAGCATCCATATATCACCTTCTTCTCCTACTCCGGCCATGCCAGCAGTCTTGCCGTCAGGCACTGTGAAATACACGTAGGAGCGATTCTGAGTCATTAGAATTGGAAGATCGGTAGGATCTATCCCATGACCCTCTACGACCTCTCTGAGGTCATCTGGACGGAGGTTAGAGGCCACTTCTGTAGCAGCCTCCACTGTGATTGGGTGTATGTAATTAGACACGTTGATAAAATCTAGGTGAATAGTCACCCTCCCAAGATAACGCATGTAGCGTAGCTGGGGCTGGGTGTGTTGATTTGAGTGTTATCTCAACGTTTGTGTTCTTTTCGTAGACTGGGACAGTCTTGATAAACTCTTCGAGATATGGTGCATCAGATGCGTCGTACTCGTCGAGCTCTGTTGACTCATAGACTTCTGTGTAGTCATTTTTGCCAACTCGTTTAAGTGTTGTTTCATAAAGTCCTATCTTACCAAAATGTAATTTGATTCGATGTAATACTAACGAGGAGTTTACATCTGATTCAGGTTTATTACCCGTCATTTTCATAGGGTAAAATGTAGGAAATTGTATTTGGTAGTCATAGATATAACCTATTGTAAGGGTTACACCTGACCAGTTACCCGGTAAGGTAAAGCTTGTACCTGATACCGTGGCTTTAGCGTACCGACCAACTCGTGTTGATGCGGTGTTTGTGTCAATCACTACCAACTCGTAGTTAGGTGTGGTAACTGTATTCAACCAGCTGACACCAGAAAAAGTAGTCAGATTCGTAGTTGAGTTAAAGCTGCCGCCGCTAACAGTAGTGTGATTATCCACATGTAATAAGAAGTCGACATTATCTTGTACTATGCTAGGGTCTTCTGTTGTTTGTACTAATCTTATCTTTTGTAAATAGTAATCACTATCTAAAAAGTAGTACTCGTCATCTATAATAAAATGATATATTATAGGATTATTTAGTTTCCATTTAAACCATGCTGCTTGTTGTCTTTTATCAGCAACATTTAAGTATTTATATCCGTATACTATGCAGTCGGTTGCACCATTTTTAGCAAATAAAATGATACCGTTTTCTCTAGAGTTTGTTAGTAAATCTATATTTTTAGGTAATGTTGTAGGAACAATTTTACTTACTTCCACAACAACAGGTTCACCTTCTCTAGCTATGTTTGCCATCTCATTGAAGCGACTAAACTTACCGGAGTTGTCAACATAACCAATAGTTGTACCTAATGAGATTGGTGCAATATTTTTATTGTAGTTAAATGTAGATATACTACGTAACTTAGCGGTATCAGGATTTAAAACTGTATCATCTGATGCAAGTAGGAATTGTTGGTTTGTGCTAAATACTACCAAACCTGTATTGATAGCTATACCATCAAACAATTCTGATGGGAATGTAGATGCAGCAGATATATCAATAGGATCTGATGAAGATATAGTCAAAGCTGACTCACTGAAAAAGTCAGGCTCACCTAATGTACCCGGTCTAGATGTAACAACATTTTCTCCTGACAAAAATACTAATCTATTACGAAAGAATAATACTTTATTGATACGCTTAGTTACAAAAGATGGTAGTGGATTAGTAAGTTCATCACCTATCAATCTATCAGCGTATGTAAATTGTTTGATTGTAAAGGTAGCTATTTCAGTAGATGTGTTTGGGTTTGCTATTGCTGTTCTCTGAATAACCAAAGGCATATTAGTAAGAGTCTTTGGTATACCGGGTTTTGCACACTCAGACCAAGAACCAGCTCCATCTCTATCATTTTCGCCATCAAAACGTACGTAGTAGTCGTCTTCTTCTGCCATACGAGAGTTAGATACTTTGACTATATACCCATGTTTACACTGGTTTGGAAGCCTAGTTACATCATTTACAGAGCTTTGCATGACTCTCATTAAGTCATCCTCTACTACTTCTACGTTAAATGGGTTAGCACTAGATAGATACATACCTGTACCTATGACTGTACCAGTAATACCTGAAGGTAACTCAGCTAGTATACCACCAAGAACAGTATCAGCAGTAACAGCTGTATCAGCATCGAATGGTGTGGGCTCGGGTCTGACAAGTTTGAGGTTAGCTTTTACTGCTGTGCTTTCGTGATCTTCTACTCTTACAGTATAATCAGCACCCTCCATGGTTACTGTTACTGTATCACCTGTAACCCAACCTTCACCACCATGTAGCAAGACTATCTCTACATTGTAACTACATCTATAATTACTACCACCGGGGCCGTTTGCATTAGCACTATAATTAGGGCTAACACCTTGTTGACCTAAAGCAGTAATTCTAAATATAAGATTGGTTTTACTACCACTATCTACACTAAATACACCTGTTCCAATACTAGGACAATGACCAGTACCATCGGTTTCATCGAGTGTATTACTTTGTACTTTTACACGTGTAGCTCTATTAAGTGTAGTTGTAGTGCTACTGTTATATAGGTTGAGCCCATACTGTCTTCCGTTTTCTGTACGTAATAGTTCTAGAAATGCGAAGTGAGCATCTGGTGTAGCATCTGTAGTTCCCGTTGTCCCAACGATAGTGTTAACATTAGAACTATCACGGCTACTAACAAAGGTGGTATCGTTAATTGTAAGGAATTGGAGGTTTTCTGGGTCACTTGTTGCTAAATAGTTTTGTATTGCTGTCTGCCCACCTGTACCATATACTACGGTTTGTGCAGCTCCAGCGTTATCTCCGTCAGCTTTCCACATTCTAAGTTGACCATCTGCTGCAACTTGTCCTATGTAAGAGCCTTCGTTATCGTCACGATAGTAATGAAAGTACGCACCACCACTCTGAACATTAGCTAAAGCATCTGTTCCTATTCTTGCTGCACCCGGTCTCTTAAATAGACCTTTGGTTACATCTGGTATTGCGTTAATAGATTCTACTACCTGACCCGGAAATTTTAGGTTGTCAGGCTGTTCTGAGATGCCTGCTGAATATTGTGGAATGGTTTGTGTTACGCCTGCCATTATCGTCTAAGGTTTCTGAATGGTTGATATGTTTGATACGCAGTGCCCTCTGGGAATCCCATCATGCTGTAGTCTGCTTGGTTGCACTCATACTCCTGTAGTGCTGCTCTTGCCTGTTGTTCTTGTATTCCTAATAATTTAACAAGTCCAGCGTTGGCGACAAGTTGAGTAGCTGCAACTCTTGATGCTCTGTATACTATGAATCGTCTGAAAGGAATAGGTAAATCCTCAAAGTGATAAAGTTTAACTATATCAAGGTCGACATCACCATCAAACTCATCTGTATGATCTATCTTGTCATACAAAAATCCATTACGACGTACGAAGTTATGATGTCTACGAGCTTGATTATCATGTAAGTCCATAGAGACTATATCATCACTTATCGATATTTTTTTAGTTACAGAGTCTGGTGTAAATTTTACATGATATTCTGTATTAAAATGCCAGCCTTCTGACTGTGTGTCTACACTTGCATCACGTAATAAATTAAATATAAATGCTATCTCAGGGTTTTCTGATATTTGAGATTGCACTGACGAGCTGCTCGACTGTGAGGTTAAAGATGTTATAGGTGCTTGTCCGATAGCTCCCAGTATACTGTTCACTGCGGATAGTTCGGTATCGATGTCAATAGTTGTGGTTGCCA